AAGCATTGTTTTGAGTTACCAGAACTTGATTACGGGCAAATACGGTGCAAACGGGGCGGTCGTGGTCAACAAAGAAGTGGGTTATGCCTTGCTGAAAAAGCACTCCATCATCGGCCCCAAGGAGGCAGGGGAAATCAAGAAGATTACCTACGGCTTTGGGGTGAGTCGCAAGGCCAAGAACCCTGCGATGAAGCCAACCGAGATTTACGAGCGCATGACCGGAGCACTGGAACGGTTGCAAAAGCGCGGGGAGGTGTTGGACACACTGCGGTTCTATGGGTTAAAGGCTACGCAATGACTGATGACGAACTCGATAACAAGCCCGTATCAGATGCTGAATTTGCCGAGTTCATGCGGCCAACCTCTTTTACCAATGAAATCCCGATTGAAGAAGTGGAATGGGGATTGGGATTGACCGAAGAAGAAGCATACACGCTGTTGGATGGGGCGTGCGACCTGAGTTGCGTGTCGTCAGACCTCCCTATCGAACGAGTGGAATTCACCCCTGTTCATTTTGCCGATACCGAACCTCGAACTTTAACAAACCAAGAGATTGACGAGTTGTTCGCAGAACTTAACCCACCGGAGAATACTATGGACTTTGAAAAAGCGTTTGCAATCCTGCTGAAACACGAAGGTGGATTCAGCAACCACAAGGACGATACGGGTGGCGCAACCATGTGGGGTGTAACCGAGAAGGTGGCGCGTGCCCACGGTTATACGGGCGAGATGCGCAACCTACCCATTGAGTTTGCCAAGCGCGTATACAAGCTAACCTATTGGGATGCGGTGAGGGCTGATGCGCTACCTGCTGCGGTGCGCTATTCGGTATTTGATGCAGCGGTAAACAGTGGCGTGGGGCGTGCAACCAAGTGGCTGCAAACGGCGGTGGGAACCAAGCCTGACGGAATCATTGGCCCACAAACACTGGCAGCGGTTGGCAAGCAAGACCCTGAAAAACTCAATGCCAAGTACAACGGCGTGCGGTTGACCTTTCTAACAGAGTTGCCGAATTGGGGCAGTTTCAGCAAGGGTTGGGCGCGGCGCGTGGCATCGAACTTGGTTGGGGCGTGATATGGATTTAAGCTGGATTAAAACCGTCGCCCCGATGATTGGCAGCGCATTGGGTGGCCCTCTTGGGGGCATGGCTGTAGGTATGCTGGCTGAGAAGTTGGGCGTGCAGGAGAAAACGATTGCGGCGGTGACAACGGCAATATCCGACTCCAAGCTGACACCGGAGCAGGTATCGAGCATCCGGCAAGCGGAAATCGAGTTTCAGAAGTTCCTTGGTCAAAACAAGATTGACCTTGAGCGCATCAACATGGAAAACACCAAGTCGGCGCGGGAGATGCAGATTGCCAACCGAAGCTATACCCCACAGGTTCTATCGTTTGTCATTACCGTGGGTTTCTTTGGTGTGCTTTACTATATGCTGACGATGGAAGCCAAGCCGACCGAAGCCTTGCTGATTATGCTCGGTTCGTTGGGTACGGCATGGGCAGCGGTTTGTAATTTCTGGTTCGGCTCAACCGCTGGCAGCGCACGCAAAACCGATTTGTTGGCACAGGCCCCTGCGATTGGCGGCGGCAAATGAAACTGCTTGCCACCTTATTGCTGGCGCTATCCGTTGGTTGCGCGGCTGAAACCATGCAGGGCTTTGTATCCGATGTGCACGATGGGGATACGGTTAAATTCACGCAGGGCAAGGAAACTTACAAAATCAGGCTGGCGCATATTGACGCGCCCGAACTTGACCAGCTATACGGATACGCCTCCAGAACATCGCTCATACAACTCACCCTCTTTAAGCGGGTGGAGGCGCGGTGTACCAATAAAGACCGCTACGGGCGGCATCTATGCACGTTACTGGTTGATGGTATAGACGTTAACGCAGAACAGGTCAATCGCGGCATGGCGTGGGCGTATCTGCGCTATGCGCCCAAAGGGACACCTCTAAAGGGCATCCAAGCCGAGGCTGTGGAAGGCAAGCGGGGACTTTGGAGTGACCCGCACCCAGAGGCACCGTGGGAATACAGGCGCACCCCAATGGATTGAAGCAGAACTTGACCTGTTAGAATTGCTGCATACTGGAAAATATAGCTTCCCGCAATATTTCCGTAAATTGCTTCTAAGTTATTGATTTATTTATATTATTGGTGCCCAGGAAGCGCACCAAACAGCATAAACAGGGTATCCCTAGCGAGTGCAGGTTAGTACAGATAAAGCCTTGATTTTCAAAAGAAATCAGGGCTTTTTGTTTGCGCTTTCGCCTGTTGAGTGCCTGCTAAAATTGGTTAAAATGTGCCAGTATTTGTTAGGTGTCCCGCATAATTCCCGCATTGAAAATCACACAACGATGGCATACATTCGCAAGCTAAAAACAGGCTACCGAGCAGAGGTAGAGCGCAAAGGCATACGCAAGAGCCAAGTATTCCCGACTAAGGCGGCGGCTACCGCATGGGCAGCAGTTGAGGAGGGGAAAATACTTTCTGGCATTGCGGGCGCGTTTCCTGCTTACAGCCTAAAAGATGCGTTTGAGAGGTATGAGAAGCAGGTTAGCAATGCGAAACGAGGCGGGCGCTCCGAGGGGTTGCGCTTTGCAGCGTTTGTGCGCGATTTTCCTGAATTGAGTGCAAAAGTATTGCACGCCATTACACCAGAGGATATTGCGAAATGGCGCGATGCTAGGTTAAAAGTGGTTCAGTCAACATCCGTTGCGCGTGAAGCATCGCAGCTTAGGCACGTCTGGACGGTGGCAGAGAATGAATGGGGCTGGTGCGGTGCTTCGCCTTGGAAAAAGGTCAAGCTACCATCCAAGGGACACGCACGGACACGGCGCACTAACTGGCGCGAGGTGCGGCTATTGGTACGGCACATGGGGTATGTGACGGGGAAAGCGCCAGCAACCCCACAGGCGCAGGTTGCATGGGCGTATATGGTGGCGCAGCACACAGCACTTAGGGCTAGTGAGGTGCGGAGCTTGAGTAGGTCTAGCGTGGATTTAACCAAGCGGGTGATTACGCTTGAAAGCCATAAAACGCTAGAACGAGAGGGGACGCGCTTTGTGCCATTTACTACCAAGGCGGCTAGGCTGCTGCGGGTGCTGGACGCTAACGCTGCGGCATTGGGGCGTGATGATTATTTCACGATAAGCGCCCAAAGCCTTGATGTTCTGTTCCGCAAGGTGCGCGATAGGTTGCTGCTCGACAACCTGCACTTCCACGACAGCAGGGCAGATGCGCTAACCCGCTTGTCTAAGCGCATGGATGTTATGCGGCTGGCTAAAATTAGCGGTCACCGTGACCTTAACCAGCTATATACAGCCTACTACCGCGAGAGCGCGGCAGATATAGCGGCTACTCTTTAGCTTTCTTGGCGGCTTTTATGCTAACGTCAAGGATGCCCTTAAGCCATTTCGCCCCTCCGATGGTGAACCACATATCGCGCTGCTCCTGAGTATCTGGCCGCCAGCTAACGGGTAGGGGGCGCTCCGGTGCTGGTGGTCGCCCTGCGCCTTCCCGTTTTCCTCCACGTTGTTTCTTTTTTTCATCTTCCATTAAATTTCCTTTCATGCCGTTCTGCGTTCAAATAGCACGTTTGCAGCTTCGTGAGTCATTGAAGATTCAACGGAGCGCCAAGTGTAAGCAATCCCACCTTTGCAATGGCTCGCATAATTTTCGCAGAGTTTATACACGGCAAAGCCAGTTGCTTTAGCAACAAGTGCGTATCTGATACCTCGTTTGTTTACTTTTACTGCTAAGGTTTTCATTCTTGCCTTTTATGGTTAGCGCGGTGCATACACCACATAAGCGTTATCAACTTTCTCCACCTTGTAGCCCTTGCGTTTTAACGCGCCAGCTACCACTCCGCTACAAAACACCTCCATACTGGCGGCGTTAAATACTTCCACCGCAATTTGCAGGTCTTTAATAATTTCTACTGTGTTCACTTTTGATTCCTTTTTGTGCTTTGTTAATGGTTATATTGTAGCACAATAATCATTGTATATTGAACGAGCTTTCTTGCCTGTTGTTGTGTCAATTTCGTGTGCCATTTTTCGTTTCCTTTTCGTGTTAAAAATTTGATGGGGTGGTGGGCTTTCGCCCACTTATTTAGACTTGCACCTTTTTTGCGAGTAGCCTCAAGGCGAAGTCATCCATTCCTTTTAGTTGACCCAAAAGGTAGGCACGCTCTAATGCAGACTTTACCTGCCACACCGCGAGGGTGCGAAAATCCAGCCCATCGCTGTGCTGAGTATCCAAACATTGAATATCAAGATACTCTTTAGCTATTTTTTCAATTTCGTGCGACATTTAATTTACCTTTCGTGCGTTGTTAATGGTTGTATTGTAGCGCAATAATCAAATATTAAAAGGTGTTTTTAATATTTATTTGGATGTTTTTTTCATCCAGTTAACCACATCTTTTTTGCTCCATTTACGGATACGCTGGCTTAGGTTAATTACGGGCGCGGGGAAGTCGGGGCGCTTGATAATGCTGCCGACTGCCCATTGGCGGGTGATGCCGAGCATGTTGGCGATGTGGCGGGTATCAATGAGTTCATCGTTCATTTTTAAGCTCCAGTTCAATTAGTAAATCAATGTAGTGCTTGGCTTTGCGTAGGTCTGCAATCCCGTTTTTGCTGCGCCAGCGTGTTATGTATTTAATAACGTTGCCCTCCATATAGGGCAGGTTGTTGGCGTGGATAAACTCAACGGGCTGGATAGCCATGTCCTTGTAATGGCTGCCATCAACTTGGGTGTCAAGTGCGCTCATGCGGCAACCCTCATTAACTTTGCTGCTACAAACTTTCGGGGCTTCATCTGGTTACTGGATAGGCATCTGCCATCTTCAAGGTAGAGCGTGCCCGTCACGCAGTCCATGTAATACGTCTGCTTCATATCAATGCTCAACCTGTATTGGCGCTGCGTTTCGCTGTCCTGCGGCTTGGCTATCCGCACCTTTACAAAGTAGCGCCCATCGGCTGTGTACAGTTCGTCATCCCCTAGCCATCTACGCAACGCCTCATCATTTGCGGCGCAGCACTCGCTCATCTTGGCGCAGGGGGCTTCCGTGTTGATGTAAATTTCCCGCATCAGATGTACTCCATCAGGTTAGGGGGTTGCCAGCCTTGGGGCTTGCCAATCTTGCCTCCTTCCAATATGACTGGCTTACCATCGACCAGCTTTGCTTCATTGCTTGCCAGCACTGCCTCATCTGCTGCTGGCTTGTTAAAGCCTGCAAGGTAGGCAACGCCGTTGCCCGTTACCTCGCAGTCGCAAAGCGCGTCCAGCGCATCGGTTTTGGTGTGCTGCGGTATATACGCAAATTGCTCTCTACGCTTTAGCTTGCCTGCGAACCATTGCAGGTCAAGTGCGGTGCGGTTCAGTAGTAAGTGGCAACCCTCGCTATCGGTGCGTAGCGCCGCTAAGAACTCTGTAAATTCCTCAAGGTGGCAACCGATTTGCACCGACAGGTTATCCATGTCAGGCTCTTTACCGCACGCCTTTAGCCATGCTACTGTTCGCTCGTAATTAGTCATTTCTGCTCCTTTATGCGTTTTGTTCAATAAATTCTTTGGCTAGCAATGGCGGCATGGCGGTTGCTCCGCAGGCGGCTTCAAGCCTCGCCACCACCCCCTCTAGGCACCTTTGCAGCCGTTCATTACGGGCGCGGAGTAGTCGGTTTTCATGCTCTAGTTCGTCTATCTGGTTGCTTGCTTCGTAGTTTTGGCAATGGCTCATTGCTGTCCTTTCACTTCATATCGTCCCTGTTGCGGAGCATAAAATCGAGCACAGTTACAGCCATGTTCACATCGTCTGCAATATCGCGGAGTGAATCGTCTTGGTGTAGCCGTGATGTGAGTACTAGGTGGTGGAATCTGAGCCTGTTAATCAAGCCCAAAACTGCAACATCGTTCTGGTATTCAAGCCCGACTAGGGTTGTGGGTCTGCCATCGTTCATTTGTCAATCCTTTAAATAATTTGTGGTGTAAACTGTGTGCCATGAGTGCCGTTACTTTTGATACATTGAAATTTGTCCAGCGCCTTGAGAAAGCAGGCGTTGCGCGGGAACACGCAATGGCAGAAGCCGAAGCGTTGGCCGAGGCATTTGCTTCTAATACTTCCGCACTGGCTACCAAAGGCGATATTGAGCGCCTAGAAAGTAAAATCGAAGCCATCGAACTACGCCTAACCATCAAGCTAGGTGCGTTCATGGCTGCTTCCGTGGGCACTACCGTTGCACTGGTGAAGTTGCTGTAGTTCATACACTCCTCGCGCGTATGGCCGTGGCAATTTTGTCGGCAGTAAGTACTTGCAGACCTATGCCCCACTTCTCGGCGTATTCCATTTCTTTATCACACACCTTCGCACAAGCCTCGCGCTCTTTGGCTGCGACAAGCTCGGCAAAACTGGTCAATGTCTCTACAATTTCATTGGTTTCTTTGATTTCGTGGCCGTGTTGTGCCGCAGCTTTTTGCGCCATTTGGACAATTTCATCGCGTGTCATTACATTCCCCTAATAATATTTGCAACGTATTGGTATTAGTTGTGCTTTTCTTTGTCACGCTCATGTAACAACATTAGTAAATCCAATACCTCTTTGCGCTTGGCATTTTGTGACGCTACCCATCCCTCCCACGCCCAAAAAGCAGGGGTGTCTTGTTTAAACGGGTTGTCAGTGGTTAGGTCGTCACCATTCCACCAGTCGTTAAATTGCTCGTTCATGCTGTGTCCTTATCGTCCAGCACATAGCATTGCTGCCCTTCATGCACAGCGTTCACGGCCCTGTACTTTTGTTGTGCTGGCTGTTGAGGACTAGCAAGAATTGCTTGCCAAGTTTCGACTTGCGCATCTTCGAGGTGCAGCCCACGTAGCTTGGCAAACTCTCTTATTGCCTCTACCGCCGGAACTGCATTGTCTGCGCTTGAAAGTGTTAGCCGCTCTTTGCGGGTAGTTAGCCAGCCAATAAAGTCAAATAGCAATCCTGAGAAGTGCGAATGCAGGACGTGCAAATCTATCGGGTCGTACTTTGCTTGTTCTAAGTTCATGTTTTTTCTCCGGTAGCTTTATATCCAGTAGCTTTGGCAATGGCTGCGAGGGCTTTTTGATAGGCATAGTCCCTTGGGAGAACTGCGCCATTTTGACCAGCGAACAGAAGGTACTTAAGCGCCTCCAGCAAATCAGGCGCAGCGGCGATTAACCGAGTATTGGCCGCAAGATTCTTGTGCGCTGTTGAATTTTCAGTCGTCGTTAGTTTGGCAACGGTTGTCCCGTCCGCCTCGACGATAAATGCAACAGTGCCGCCTTCAAATGAGTATTGCCACGGTGCCGGTGTGTGCTTACCCATGATTTTTCTCCTTGAGTTTTGCTTCGATAGCACGAGCAAACGCAAACCAGCGCAGTTGCTTCTTGCTGAAATTATCAAAATACAGGCTTTCAATCTCCTCATCAGTCAGCCCAACCCATTCGCGGGGTGGCTGTGGTGCGGGCGTTACATCAAACTTGTTGCGCGGGTCTAAGCCGCCGTCAGATACGATGTCGCTGTATTTCGCTACCGGCTCCGGTGTATGCTTATTCATGATTTTTCTCCTTTGATGCTTGCTTGATAGCTTTGACAAAAGCATGTATTTGTTTTTCTACAGGCCAATGCTCCAGCAATCCATGCTCTAACAATAAGTCGTCAATTTTGCTTTCCGTCAGGCCAAGCAGCTCGCGCGGTGGCTGTGGTCGGGTGTAGAGTGGTCGGATGTTGTGACACCTCATACTTGGGCTGTGCGCCTCATCGTAGTCCTTTGACAACCAATCTTTGACGCTTTCGCCCTCTGCATCCCAGTCATACATCCACGCCACCGGCTCATCGGCGGGCTGCTCAAGTGCTTGCTGTAGAGCGACGATAGCTTTTCTCGCACTATCGTTTCCACCGCTAATTGTCCCAAGCGTCATGTATTTCAGTTCCTCCAGCGCCTGCCGCGCTGCTTCTTTTAAATCGCTCATTTGACCTTCCTCGCTTCCAGCATTGCGTCTGCCAGCCTGTATGCCGATGTTGCTGACACATTGATAGTATTTGGACAAGCCAACAGACCTTGCAATGCCTTTGCCGCAAAGTAGTCCCGCAGTGTCATGGCACTGGCTAGTACCGGCTCACTGCTTTGGCACTTGTCGCAGTCGTGGTTGACGCAGCCCAATTTAGGCATGTCGCTCTTAGGTGCTGCTTCCATTTCTGCACAGTAACAATACCCCTGCGCACAACCTTTAAATCCACAACTTGCATCGCTCACAACGTCACCCCCAAGGCAATAGCAAACATCGTTAAAGCCCCGACCGTCACGCACAACCCAAAAAACCACTCTTTTGCGGTTTCGGCCAACTCATAAATCTCATCGTTTGCAGGTTTCACTTTTAGACCTTTCAATTTCTCTGAGTGTTTTGTCGGCTATGGCGTAGGCTCGCTCCACAATGTCAAAGTTGAACCGCTTGCAATACTTAGGTAGTAGCTCAACCACTGCCTCTGCTGCCAATTTGTCGCGCTCGGTGACGCTCAAAGGGTTAATCAATTCCGGTGTTTTGGTGTTCATAATGCAACTACTGTTTTGTCATGGGGCTGGCTTTGCCCGTTTAATATTCGATGGATGCGCTTCTCGGTCAGGCGGTGGCACGTAACCATCGTCCGGTGGGGTAGGGTGGTTATGAGGTAGGCAAAGTCCTCAACCACTGCCCTTACTGCTTGTATGCCTGCGCCATCTAGCCGTATGCTTGCGCCAGCAAGGTAACGCTTGCCAGCGAGTGCCATTGCGTTAATGCAGTCTTGCAGTAAGCCGCTTCTATCCTCACAAACCCGCATCTCCAGCACCAGCGTTTCAGTCATGTTGATGGCATCGCTGCAAGCCTGCCAATCCTCTAGCGTTGGCTCCGGCTCTTTTTCAATCGCTGCTAACCCTTGGTACACCTTTGTCAATATGTAGGTGGATGATTTTTCTGGCATCGGCGCGGTGGGTGATGCCATCAATTCATCCATGAAGCTATACGTTGCCGATAGGCGGCGGTTGCGTGTACGGCGCGTCATTTCTTGCCCCCCCGTACCTTATTGGGCTTACGAATTGACTCAGGGATAACCACGTAGAAATCTGGTATTTCTTCAATGGATGTAAATTTCCATTGACAGGTGTCACATCTTTTGGTGCGGTACGTCTTTTCAGTGCTTTGAAAAGTGCCCACTGTTCTCAAATTAGGGTGGCTGCAATTCGGGCAGTGCATTTGTTTTTCTCCATAAAAAAACCCGCACGAAGGCGGGTTAGTTAATGTGTATTTGTACTAATTTGTATTTTTAGTGCAATTAGCTGCTAAAAGGGTATGTCCCCATCCGTGTCATCAAAGCCGTTGTCGTATGCGCTTTGTTGTCTGGCTGGTTGGCGCTGCTGGCGCTGTGGTTGGCGTGGCTGCTCTTGCTGGCGTTCGCGTTGGTGGCTATCCACCTCTTGCTTGCTGCCGAGCAGTTTCATTTCGTTGGCTCTAACTTCTGTGCTGTACTTTTCAACACCGTCTTTGTCGGTGTATTTGCGGGTTTTAACCTTGCCCTCGATATACACTAACGACCCTTTTTTCACGTACTCCCCGATGATTTCAGCCAGTCGCCCGAACGCGCCGCACTTGTGCCACTCGGTTTCCTCCTTCATTTCCCCGCTTTTGTCTTTCCATTTGTCGGTTGTCGCTACCGAGAAACTTACAACGGCATCCCCGTTGCTCATGTAGCGCATCTCTGGGTCTGCGCCAACGCGCCCGATTATTTGTAATTTGTTTAACATTTCATGCTGCCTTTTTCCAATTTAATAAACCCTCTATTGTCGCGTCCACTTCCGCTAGGAATTGGATAACTGCTGCCTCGTACTCGGCAATCAGCGCATCATCGCGCTCCACCCGCTTGATGAATAGCTGGTACTCGGCGGGTAGTCGTGGATCGAAGCTCACGAAGTCAACCCACTTCCTGCCAGTACAAGCCATTTGCCACTGCATCTGCGGTACGTATTGGCTCGGCACTTTGCCATCCATCAGCGTTTGCAGGTGGGTGGCTGTCTTGGGGCATTTAATCTCCAGTAGCCCATCACCATCCACCAACCCATCGGGGCTTGCGCCCGTCATATTGATGGTTGGGTGGTCAATCATGCCAACCTCACTTACGATGCTGCCCGTTTCTGCTTCATACGCTGCCCTTGCCTGTGGCTCGGTATCCGTCCCCCACTGCATATCGGGGCTTGTGTAGCCCTGTTCACGCTGCCCCGTTAGGCGCTCTGTTACAAGCTGGATGCGGTAATCACGCCTTGCGGCGGCTTCCCCCGTTTTTATCTTGGATATTACGTCCTTAATCTTGCTGGCTGTAACCTTGCCTATTCTGGCGGCAAACCATTCTTCGCTGCCCTGTATCATGCTGCCACCTCGCAAGCTGCCTTGAGGTTTTTCTGGTGTAGTGTCCACATTTTCAACTTGTGGTCACTCTTGGGTATCCGTTTGAATGCCTCCTGCAACGCTGCTTGCCCCTGCATTGCTGCCTCGCGCAGTATGGGCAGTTGCTTCGCTTCAAAGGCGGTGTACCCATCATCCTTGGCTGGCGCTTGGCGCGGCGGGGCAGGGCGGCTGGCGGCGTTGCCATCATCATCCTCTGGCGCGATGCCGCAGGCTGCCATCAGTGAATAGCGTCTGGCGTATGTTAGGGCGCTGCCGTAGCCTTGCGCGTCCTGCTTGCTGGCTGGTACGTGCAGCTTGCCAGCCGAGAATGTTTCGCCCGATTCGTGGATGAATACGGTTTCTACTGTAACCCCGCTTTCGCACTCATGCGTTTGCTGTATCAGGGCAATGCCAGCATTGTTTAGCCCGTCAATTACTGCCTCTACGCAGGCGGCAAGGTCGGCGTAGCGTGATTTGAAATGCGGGTTGGCGCTGGTCTTTAATGCTGGCCCGAACGATTTTTGCGCCTTTACTAAGGCTGCTGCGATTGCTTTCATACTAACTCCTTGGTTTCTGTGCTGTAAATAAAACTGGTATCCGTTACTTCGGGCGGGAATAACAACCCCAACTCTTTGCAAATGCTCTCCATGTGGCGGTACACCGTATCGCTCATCATGGCGAGGCTAAATAGGTCTGCCACCGTCATATTGATACCCTGCGCTTTGCAATTCTGGCGGCAGCGCGAACGCTCCACCCGTTGCGGCGGTAGAGCCTATATAAGCGAATAAAGTCAAGTACCATCATGTTGCTGCCCCTGTCCTGGTGTCGATGTATCGGTAGATTCCTCTGCCTTTCATTTGGTACTCTTTCAGCACCTTTTGTGCGAAGGTTTTGGTTTCTAGCCAGTCAATCGTCTGCCAAATTCCCAAGTCATTGCGAAAGAGTTGTATTACATGAAAGTGCGTTCTTTTTCGTGCCATTTTCGTGCTCCAATAAAAAAACCCGCTTGCTAGGCGGGTCGGGTTGTTTATACGTTTCTAAGGTAGGTTGTCTTGATTGTGGCAACCGCCTTGATTGCTGCGGGTTCGCCCTGCTTGGCGGCTTTTAATAAGGCTTCCACCATTGCCACCGCCACCTGCTCGTTACCGCCTGCCGTATCCATTACTAGGTCAAGGACGCTGCCAAAAAACTCAACGTCCGTGGCGGCTTTGCCCTCGTAGAGGGCGCAGTCTATTTCGTCCTCATGCATTGAGGCTCGCAATGCTTCCTCGTGTTCCAGTTCGATGTCGCGGCGCTCTTGCGCCATGTAGTATTTGTTCAGGTCGTGTGATACAAGGCAATGTTCCATTTTCGTGCTCCAATAAAAAAACCCGCACTAGGCGGGTCAGGTTTCGTGTTACTTACCAAATAAGCTAACTGTCACTTAGCTTATGTAGTAGCCCTTACTAGGGCTGTGCAGCATCGCGTGGCTGCTTTATCTGTTCCATTCCAGATCACTGATAATCGTTTGCGCTCGATGGCGCTTGGCTCATTCATCCGTCCTCACCCCTCGCACTCGTACAACTTGGGTTCGCTGTAGTCCTAGCGGTCATACCGTCTTAGTTTGTTTGCGGTATGGGCGTATTATCACTTAAGTGATTTAGTAAGTAAACACAATAGTGATATTAAATTAGAGTAATCTCCCTAATTTTTGGGTAATCGTTGCCAATGGCGGGAAAGATGCGGGGATGGTGGGTTGTGCTTTGTATCGTGTGGCGTTACAATTGCAGCATGATCAAGACGTTCAGGCACAAAGGACTGCAAGCATTTTTTGAGCACGGCAGTAAGGCAGGCATCCGGCCAGACCATGCGCCCAAGCTGTCGCGCATGCTGCGGCGTTTGGATGCGGCAACTGCTGCGCAGGATATGAACTTGCCGGGCTGGGGCTTGCATCCATTGTCAGACGATTTGAAAGGTCACTGGGCTGTATCGGTCAATGGCAACTGGCGCATGACGTTTACCTTTGATGGCTTGGACGTTGTGCTGGTCGATTACATGGATTACCACTAGGAGGGCAACACCATGAGCCGTATGAACAACCCCCCGCATCCGGGGCTAACATTAAGGGATGATGTATTGCCCGCCTTGGGGCTAAGCGTTACGCAGGCGGCGGCACAGCTGGGAGTGTCGCGCGTGGCATTGTCCAGGGTGCTGAATGGCCGGGCGGCTATTTCGCCGGATATGGCGCTGCGCTTGGAGGCTTGGTTAGGTGTTGAGCGGGGCGGTAGTGCTCGCGTGTGGCTGGCAGAGCAAAGCGCTTACGATATGTGGCAGGCAGAGCAGCGGTTTATGATTTCACCGCTACGGGTGCAGCCTGCGCCGATGGGGGCTTTTGCTGGTTAGTTGCGCTGCATTCATTTCGCATCATAATTAAGATGCGAAATGAATTGCCTAAATTCTTTCGGACTGCTTGTGTACGATTTCTCCAACGATGTAGCACTGATCCGTCATTTGCTTGCGCGGGTATTTGTGCTGATTCGGGTTGTCACTACATAGCCACCATGCACCTGCATCGCGTAGCAGGCGCTTGATGACAAGCTCACCCTCATAGTTCACAGCAAAAACTGTCCCATCCTTTGGAGTAGTGCTTGCAGTGTTGACTACAACCGTATCTCCATCATATAGCCCCGGCTCCATACTGGAGTTAATCACCTTGGTAGCAAATAGTTTGGCTGGTACTAGCCCCTTGCGCTCATACCACTGGCGTTTAAACACCATTGGCGCAGCATCTTCGTCTGAGTAATCTACACCAAAGCCAGAAGCGCCGGCCGACAACTTGAATTTGACATGCCGAATGGCAGGGTAGTCAGGGTTGTTTTCGAGGTCTATTTCTTGTGGCTGGCCAGAAGGATTCATTTCACCTTGGCCGCTGACGTCTACTTCATTGGTCTCGCATTGCAAATACTCAGGAGTAACGCCAAGAATCTTTGCAAATGTAACAACATTTGAGCCGTAGCCTCTTGTCCCAACTTCAATGTTACCTATTGCGCTCTGCACAACTCCAACCTTTGCGGCTAGAGCAGCTTGAGTAAGGTTCGCTGCTTTTCGCAGTCGACGCAATCTTTCACCGATTGTTTCATTCATAGTCATAAGTAAATCACATAAGTGAACCACTATGGTGTTGACAAATAAACACTAAAGTGATAAATTTCGCGGCATGAATATTTTGGAAGTCGCAATCAAAGCAGAAGGAAGCGTTAACGGTCTTGCGAAAACGCTTGGCGTTAAGCAAAACGTCATAAGCAATTGGCGCAAACGTGGCCTGCCAAAGCCATGGGACATAGCTTTGTCTCTCAAGTATGCGATTCCTAGCAAAACCAAAGAGGCCGCATAAATGGGAAACCACAACACCACAGAAATCCGCTTTACCGTGGATATAGGCGCTGTAGCTGTATTGGATGGCTACTGCCAAGCAACCGGCAAAGACCGAACGAATGTCATTCGTGAATTGCTGGAAAAGTGGAGTGCTGAAACTTTGCATGTCTCCACTTTAGTTTGCCGGGTTGCCGGTCGCAATCCGTTTGCATCGGAGGGTAATGGGAAGTGACTCCAGCGCAAACCACAAAAAAGCTGACCGCAGCCGAGCGTATCGCTCGCATCCTGCGCGACAACCGCAATTCACCATTCTGCCTGCCACTAGGCACAAAGGCAGATGCAGCTAAGACCGCCCGCATTCAGGGCAAACCCCTAAGAGGCTGAGATGGACTTTAACAAGGACGCATTGGGCTACTTGATTAGCTTTACTCGCAAAACAGGCGGCAAACCATTTAGCGCGGAGCAAGTAACCCTTGCAGCCGTGAAGGATGGCATTGCACCGCCTGACCTGCGGCAATGGGGAAAGGTGTTCAGCCAAGCAGCGCGGGATGGATACATCAGACGCGCAGGGGTGGCATTTAGGCGGCAGATGGGCAACGGCACGCTAACCCTTGGATGGGTTGCGGCATGAGTTTTAACCAGATGGCTATCTCGACGGAGAGAAAAGGCGAATCCCGACCGCCCTGCCAGTCTGTTTTCAGTCGGGCATTTTCGGGGATGAAATGAAGTCTTACACACACAACATTAGCGTGTATGCAGCACAAACTCGCCATCTATCAATGATTGAGCACGGCGCATACAGGCTGCTTTTGGATATGCACTACAAGAATGGTCTGCCATTGGGGTTAGAAGGCATATTCCGCAAAACAGGGGCACGTACAGAGGCAGAGCGCGAAGCAGTGAACAACGTACTGCAAGACTATTTTGAGCGCACACAAAATGGGTGGGCGCACAAATGAACTACTTTTCCTTTCACATTGGGGATTATGCAGCGCACACCAGCAGGCTGTCGCTGATGGAAGATTTAGCCTACCGCAGAATGTTAGATGCGTACTACCTAGCTGAACGTCCGTTCAACGGGAGTTCAGCGGACGTTGCGCGTGAGATAGGCATGATGGAGCATATTCAGGCTGTTGAATATGTGCTTAACAAGTTCTTTACCCGCACAGAAACGGGTTACATGAACGCACGTTGTGAGCAGGAAATTGCCAAGTTCCGCGACAAGAAAACGAAGGCTTCGAACGCTGGTAAAGCATCCGTTGAACGGCGGCTTGGAAAAAAGTCAACGGACGTTGAAAAAGTTTTAACAGACGTTCAACTAACCAAGAACCAAGAACCAAGAACCAATAACCAAGAACCAATAAATACAAATACAAAGCCGCGCAAGAGCGCGTTGTGTGTTGCAAAGCCGGATGAGGTTGACTCAAAAGTTTGGGAGGACTACCTCCAAGTTCGCAAAACCAAGCGCACACCCCTAACCCCAACCGCCTTGGATGGCATCAAGCGGGAAACGCAACTGGCAGGCATACCACTGGAGGCAGGGCTTCGGATTTGCTGTGAGCGCGGTTGGGTTGGCTTCAAAGCCGATTGGGTAGCAAACCAACAACCCAAACGCATCGCACAAGCCGAGAGCTTTGCCGAGCGTGACGCAAGGACACGAGCAAACCGCATGGCTGAGTTTGCACCCTCCGTAGCGGCGCGTAATGCCAGCGTATTCACAACCTTTGACTTGGAGGCTAATCATGTTGCCATTGCCTGCCACTGACCGCCTTTTTGAACGCATGGCTTTGACCTACGGCAGCGCATGGGTGCGCCAATGGGAGGGGTTGGATGCAAACACCGTGAAGTCCTTTTGGGCGCATGAGCTTTCACAATTTGCGGGTTGCTTGCAGAACATCGCTTGGGCGCTGGAAAACCTGCCGGAGCGTTGCCCTAACCTTGTGCAGTTCAAGGCGTTATGCCACCAAGCGCCAGCAGCCGTAAAGCCTGCATTGCCTGAGCCAAAGGCTGACCCTGAGCGCCTAAAGGCTGAACTGGCAAAACTAGCACCGCTGGCGAGCGAAATGAAAGCGCAAAAGCGCAGCACGGACGGGCGCGAATGGGCGCGGTTAATCATGCAGCGATTCAATGGCGGCGAGAAGGTAAACCCTACCACCTTAGCTATGGCGCGTAATGCCCTGCGCCTTGAAGCGGAGGCAGCATGATGACCCGCCACCAAGCCAATGAAATCCTCGACCTGTGGAAAGCAGGCGCAGCGCATTACCCGCAGGCAATCATAACCCTTGCGCTCTACATGACAGGGGATATTTGCGGATGAACGCATACCAGCAATCCATTCTCAATCACCTGGTAAGCATGGCGCAGCAGGATAAACGCTACGCATGGTGGGCGGCAAAGAATTATGCACAGCTAGACCCGTACCAACTAGCGGATATGCCAGCACTATTGACCGAGCGCATGAAGCAACTACAAGGGGCAAAGCATGAGTAAGGCACAAAGAGCCAAAGGGCGCAGAGGGCAGCAAATGGCAGGTGAAGTCCTGCGCGGTCGTGACTGGAGCGTTGCGGAATTGAACGCAGGAACGAGCGCAGAGGACTTCATTGCAGTTAGCCCCGATGGGGTGAGCTACAGCGTGGAGGTGAAAAACACGGTCAGCATTACTACCGCACACCGTGAACAGGCTATGCGCCAAGCCAAGGCACGAAAACTGCCTTGGATGCTGATGAGCCACATTGCAGGCACGAGCGCATGGCTGGTGCAGCGCCAAGGGTGCAAGCCGATTGTATGGGGTGGCGAATGAGTGCATTAACCATCAACCTATTAAATAGGCAGCAGGCGTGGGAAGCACTACAGGCGCGGGTGTACCCGTACCTAAAGGATGCACTGCAAAACGGTAAGCAGTTGGTAATGACGCTAAAGCCTGAAACACGGACGCAGGCGCAGAACCGCTTGATGTGGCCGATATTGACAGAGTTCAGCAGGCAGTTGGAGTGGCCTGTTAACGGGCAGCTAGTAAAGATGGAAGCCGAGGAATGGAAGGACGTTTTAACTGCGGCGTTCAAAGCTGAATCCGTGCGCTTGGCGATGGGGTTAAACGGTGGCGTAGTGATGCTAGGGCAGCGCACCAGCAAGTTTACAAAAACCGAGTTTGCCGAGTGGGTGGAGTTCCTGTACGCAACGGCAGCGGCGCGGGGCGTGAAGTTGCCAGCATGGGAAGAAATAGAAGATGGCTACCAAGGCTGAGAAGCGATACCTAGACCGTGTGGCAAGCCTGCAATGCGTACTTTGCGGGGCTTATGGGGTGCATATCCACCACCTTAGAGAGGGCGAGGGCATGGCGCAAAGGGCGCAGCATTGGTTGGCTATTGCCCTATGCCCCGACTGCCATACGGGAAGCGCGGGGATACATGGCAACCGTAACCGCCTGCGGCTGCAAAAGGTGGACGAGATAGACCTACTGGCAAGAACGATTGAGGCATTGAATACATAAAGGGGCAGTAAATGGCAAGGCAAAGTAAGTGCGATGCACTACCAGAACATGAACGGGCAAAGCTAATCGGCTTGATTGCTGAGGGCAGACCGTGGCGCGACCTGAGCGCGATTTTCAATATACCAACGGCAACGATTCACGAGTGGGCTTCACAAAACGGCTACACCCGCAACCCGACAAGTACCAAGCGGCTGCTGGTTGAGCAGTTGATGGCGCGACCTGAGCAACCCGTACAAACCGGACAAACCGAACAGGGGCAAACCGAACAAACCGAACAAGCCGAACAAACGGCTGTACACCGTCCAGAGGATATTGATGCGGCGGCGCGGGAGGATGCGCGGGATATGCGGCTAGGGCTACAGGCGGCACGGTTGGCGTTGCAGGTAAGCGCAATGGGGCTAAATGAAATGCGGAAGGCGGCAGTACCCGACTACAGGGCGACAAAGGTATGGAGCGAGTGCGTATCTATAAACGTGGCAACCATTCGCAAGATTCGTGGGTTGGATGACACCAACACAGCGCCAGTCATAACGATTGAAAGAAGCTATGGAAAACAAAGCTGAGATTGAATACTTGGGTATTGAGAATTTAATACCCTATGCGCGGAACAGCCGCACCCATAGCGATGAACAGGTGGCGCAGATAGCGGCATCCATCCGTGAGTTTGGCTTTACCAACCCTGTGCTGGTAGATGGCGAGGGCGGCATTATTGCGGGGCATGGGCGCGTTATGGCGGCGCGTAGGCTAGGGCTTGGTGAAGTACCGTGCATCCGTTTGGGGCATCTTACCGAGGCGCAGAAGAAGGCTTATGTGATAGCGGATAACAAGCTGGCGCTGAATGCAGGTTGGGATGATGAAATGCTGGCGCTGGAGCTAAAAGAGCTAGAGGACATGGGCTATGACCTCGACCTGACGGGCTTTAGCGATGAGGAAATAGAGGCGCTGGCGCTTGGCATCGGTGATGATGAAGCCGACATGGAGGGTAACGGTGAGGGCGGGGGTAACTTGTCTGACCGCTTTATGTTGCCACCATTTAGCGTATTTAATGCGCGGGAGGGTTGGTGGCAAGACCGCAAACGTGCATGGCTAAATATTGGCATGAAATCGGAGCTTGGGAGGGATGCAAAGGCATTTGGTAATGCGGGCGCTACCGATGATGTAAGCAAAAAGATTTTATCTCAAAGTGATGGAATTAGCATATTTGACCCCGTACTTTGCGAGATAGCTTACCGCTGGTTCGCGCCTGTTGGTGGGGTTGTGCTTGACCCGTTTGCGGGGGGTAGTGTGCGCGGTATTGTTGCATCCAAGCTAGGGCGGCGGTATATAGGGCATGAGTTACGGCAGGAGCAGGTTACAGCCAACCGCGAGCAGGCAGGCGAGATATGCGTGGATGATGACCTACCGCCTGCGTGGATATGCGGGGATAGCAGGGGCATTACTAGCACTTGCCATGATGTGCAGGCTGATTTAGTGTTTAGCTGCCCACCGTATGCTGACCTAGAGGTTTACAGCGATGACCCCAAGGATTTAAGCACCCTATCCTATGCAGAATTTAAGGATGCGTATTTTGAGATTATCAAGAAATCCTGTTCGCTGCTAAAGGAAAACCGCTTTGCCTGCTTTGTGGTGGGCGATGTGCGCGATAAGCACGGCAATTACTACGACTTTGTGGGGGATACCGTGCAGGCGTTCCGTGATGCGGGGCTGCACTACTACAACGAGGCTATTTTAGTAACCAGCGTTGGGACGTTGCCTATTCGTGCTGGCAGGCAGTTTTCTATAGCGCGGAAGTTAGGCAAAACACACCAAAACATCCTTGTCTTTGTTAAGGGGGATGGCAAAAAGGCGGCGCAAGCCTGCGGCGAGGTTGATGTGACCGTACCCGATGAGTTGGAGGTTAGTTAATGGCGTATTCCGCTATCAATGCTGCCTGCCCTGCCGCGATTAGCTGCGCGGGGTCTTTACGGATACCAGCGCAAAAGCGGGGATTGGTAAATGCCATGTGTGCATCCAATACGGCGGCGCGGATTGAGCCAAGGCGCGGGAACTTTGCGGCAAGGCTGATTGCCTGCTGCCATTCACCCGCTGCCATGTGTGCGCGTAGCTGGTCAATTTTCTTGGTTGGTTCTGCCATTTTTCGCTCCGTTATTCGTTGTGTTAATTGTAGCGCAATAATCAATAAAAGCAACGGTTAATGAGTTTTTATTCTGAATATTCTTTTTAAAATGTTGTTTGGAGTTTGCAGCATGAACAATGAAATCCATCCCGTAGCGCAGGTCATCGGTAACGCAGCATGGGCGCTATTACAGGCGCAGTACGGTGGGCGCGAGGTAAGCATACCCAAGACCCGCAACAGCGGCGTGTGGCGCGATTTGTGCGACTGTATGGGGGTTGCTGCGGCTGATGCACTGGTGGACTACTACGGTGGCGATAGGCTTACCGTACCGATGGGCGCGTATGTGAGCAGGCTCAAGCGTATGCAGCACATCGCCAAGCTACGCGCCGAGGGGATGACACCGAACCAGATTGCCGAGATATACAAGGAGGAACGGCGTTTCACCAGCAGGACGGTTAAGCGGTTGCTGGCAGAGGTACGCGATGGCAAGGGCATGAATATGGAGCTTTTCCCTGCATGACGCGCATCAAAATACCTCCACTCAACCTGCATGATGGGCAGCGCAGGGTACTCAATAGCCAGGCGCGGTTTCGTGTCGTATCGGCGGGGCGGCGCTTTGGTAAAACGCTGCTATCAATCGAATGGCTGGCGCTGATGCAGGGCGGGGCGCTGGACGGGCAACCTGTAGCGTTCTTTGCCCCTACCTACAAGCTGCTGCTGGAGGTGTGGAGCGATATGGAGCGCACCCTGTCGCCCATCATCAAGAAGATGAACAAGAGCGAGATGCGGATTGAGCTAATCACTGGCGGGAAGATTGACTTCTGGACGCTGGAGGATGCCGATGCGGGGCGGGGGCGCAAGTACAAGCGCATTGTGGTGGATGAGGCGGCTCATGCGCGGCTATTAAAGGACGCATGGGAACGGGCTATTGCACCGACATTAACCGACCTGCGGGGCGAGGCGTGGTTTATCAGCACACCCAAGGGGGTAAACTTTTTCCATGAGCTATACCTACGGGGGCAAAGTGAGGAACACCCCGATTGGGCGAGTTTCCATATGCCGACCAGCACCAACCCGCATATCAACCCCGATGAAATAGAACGATTCAGGCGGGAAAACCCCGAATTGGTGTTTAGGCAGGAGTATTTGGCAGAGTTTATTACCTTTGGCGCGGGTCTGGTCAAGCCGGAGTACATCGTCAGCGCACCGTGCCCCGCAGGGCTACCCGTTACCTTGGGCGTGGACTTGGCGATTAGCGAGAAGGAGGGGGCAGACTTTACCGCGATTGCGGCGCTATGCCGTGACCCTGAAAGTGGGCTGGTGTATATCAAGGAGGTGGAGCGTTTCAGGGGGCAATTTAGCGATGTGCTGAACCGTATCAAGGCGGCGGCGCAGCGGCATAACCCCAAGATGATTGCCATCGAGCAGACGCAGTACCAAGCGGCGGTGGTGCAGGAGCTAACCCGTACCACCATGCTACCCGTCCACGGTATCCGACCTGACCGCGACAAGGTAACGCGCTTTGCACCGCTGCTGACCCGCTACGAGCAAAAGCAGGTACGGCATGACCCTAGTGGTGTGCCTGCATGGTTCCGCGATGAGCTTTTAGCGTTCCCTGAATCGCCACACGACGACGGTGTGGATGCCGTGGCGTATGCGTGGGCGGCGCAGGGGCTCAATGCAGGCTATGCAACGGGCAAGGGTAGCTCATGGCGGTAGTGTCGCGTGTCACGCTTAACAATAACCCACAACCTTTGCAACATGGGCGGCTATGAAACCTAAGACTACCCCACCTAAGCCCGATGCGGCGCAACTAAGCAGAGATAATTTTAGCGATGCGCTGCTTGGCGCATTGGTTCGTGCGCCTGAGATTGACTCTACCCTGCGCCTGGCGGGGATTGCGCGACACCAACTGCGGCGGCTATGCGGCGATGATGAAATTAGCGCTGCATTGGAAACCCGCAGGGCGGTAGTCGAGGCAACACCGTGGCGCATTGAGGGCTACAACGACAGCGCACCGATGCAGCACCTTAACGCTACCCTGGCCAAGCACCTGCCAAGCATGATTGCAGCGCTGTGGGATGCCGTGCCGATGGGCTTTAGCGTGGCTGAGGTGGTGTGGGCGCAGAACGGCGGCATGGTAGACATTGGGCGCGTGGCATTGGTGCCGATGCAGTATTTCAACCCGCGCAGCGATGGCACATTGCTGGCTACCCTGCCAAGCGTGGGCTACGAGATACCAGTGGATACCGATTACAAGTTTTTTCATACCGTGCGGGAGCAATCGTTCGAAAGCCCACACGGTAATGCGTTACTCTCGCGCCTGTACTGGCCTTGGCACTTTAGGCAGCACGGCTGGCGCTACTGGATGCAGTTCTTGGAGCGATTCGGGATGCCAATCATTGCGGGGCAGGTCACAAACCCTGCCGACTTTGTGGATGCAATGGGGCGGCTAGGTATCAATACCGCTATTGGCGTGAATACGCATGACACGGTAAGCATCGTCACGCAAAACGGCAGCGGTGAGTTTGAACGGCTGGAGCAGGCGCTGAACAAACGCATTCAAAAGCTCATCCTTGGACAGACCCTGACCAGCGATACGGGCGGCAGCGGCAGCTATGCGGCGGCAAAGGTGCATGACCAAGTGCGTATGGACAGGAAAATGGCTGACCTGCGCCTTGTAACCAATACCATCCAGCGCATTGTCCGTGCGTTCTGGCAGCTAAACCGCTACGCAGGCGAGGCTCCGCTATTCACGATGGAGGATGGCAAGGGGCTGGAAATGGAGAGGGCAACCCGCGATGCGGAGTTGGTCAAGCATGGCATTGTGAAGCTGACCGAGGAATACCTGCTCACACACTACGACTTTGAGGCGGGGGATTTCACGATACCCGAAGCAGCACCGACACCCGCACCCGCTAACCAAAAGCTATCCGGTCATGCCCTACAGCTTGCAGCAGGCAGGGCGCGGCAATTTACCGAGGGGCAGCAGGTCGTAGAGGACTTGGTGGACTTGGCGCTGGCTGATGCACCGCCACTATTCGACCCCAAGGCGCTGAGGGCGGCTATTGCCAAGGCAGAAAGCCCCGATGACCTAGCGGAACGCTTGGGCGCTATCCTATCCTCGCAGTCTGCCAGTGCCTTTGCCGCTGTAATTGATAAGGCGACCTATGCGGCTGAGGTACTAGGCTGGAACAATGCCGAGAAGCGCAGGTTTTAATGAGCGAGGCAGCAAACCTCTATGCCGATGCGCTGGCATGGGCGAAGGCGCAGAAGATAGTTTTACCCGATGAGTATTACGGCGCTATAGGCGCGGCAAGCCGTAACCGCAGCTTTAGTGTTGCGGGGCTGGCGCAGTTGGACGCATTGCAGGCGGTACATAAAAGCCTGATAGATGCGCTGGCAAGCGGCAAGACGCAGCGGGAGTGGGCTAAGGCGCTGCTGGCAGACCCTACGGCAGCGCAAATGCTGGCGATGCCTGCACATAGGCTAGACAATATATTCCGCACCAACCTACAAACGGGCTATATGCGCGGCATAGCGCGGCAGCAGGAAAGCCCTGCCAGCATAAAGCGCAGACCGTTTTTTCAGTACGATGCCATCAATGACAGCAGGACGCGACCCTCGCACATGGCGATGGATAACTTTATTGCGCCTGCGGATGATGGTATTTGGAAGATATGGACACCGCCAAGCGGCTACCGTTGCCGTTGCATACGGGTGGCGCTCACGCAGGCAGAGGCTAGGGCGCGGGGCTGGAATGGCAGCACACAACCCGTACCGAGCAACCCCGATGATGGATGGGGGCATCATCCCTTGGATGGGGATGCGGATTTTCTGGAAAGCATCAAAGCTGAACGGCTAAAGCAGGCGCACCCTGCCATTGTTAAGGCTATTCAAAATCAGTACCCTTGGCGCGATAAGCAAAAGGGTGTGATGGAGAAGATGTGGCATGACGCATCGTTTATTGAATCGCCTGATTGGATAAAGGCAGCGGTTGGCAATAGGAAGGCGCTTAAACAAATAACCAACAAAGAAGATGGGGCTTGGTATAGCGCGTATGGAGATTACATCAATATGCCTCCAAGTGACGATATGGGTAGCTTATTTGGGCAGGCTGTGTGGAGGCATGAGTTTGGACACGCGCTCGACCATTCATTTAGTGATGGCAGGAAAAAATACAGGTCATCGCAGGCTGATTTTCGTGCGGCAATGGCGGCTGATGCTAAGGAGTTAATAGAAAATGCAGCGGCAACACCAAAAAGCTACAAAATCACAAAGGCAAAAGAAGTCGAGCTAAAAGAAGCCTACGAAAAAGCAGGAAAAGAATTTATTGATGCCGACAATAGGTTAGAGTGGTTAATTAGACGATATGCGGCGCAGGGCATTGATTTTGCACAATTCAAGAGCGCAATGGAAAGGCACACCGATTTTGCAACAGTATTGCAAGGCATAGGATTGCAAAAAAGGTATGTAAACCTTATAGTTGCGATTGAAAAGAAGGATGGTCAATCGCTACTTGATTACATGACGGGTGGCAAAAAAACCGCTGAAAGTCAACTGACATTCAAAAAAGGCAATATTGGTAATTTGTCGGATTTGCTTGGTAGCGCCACCCTAAATAAAGTGGCTGGTATGAAAAGTGGATTTGGTCATGTTGACAGTTATTACAAAGGCAAACTGCATGATGGTAGAAGTGAAACGGAAAGTTTTGCTAACTTAACCGCTTTATATGGTGATGCAAACCCCGTATTCGGGCAGATTGTTGAGATTTTTACGCCAAGAATGGCAAAGTTATTTAAGGAAATAGTCAATGGCATGGACTGAGATTGAGGATATTTACAATACCGAGGAAAGCCGAGCGTTCAACAAGTTAAGCGCGGAATACCTGCAAGCGACTGGCGAGGATATGCCTATTGCCGTTCCACTGGATTACGGCTATCGACAGATAAGTATTGAGGATTTAATGAAATATGCCAAGGCTGCTATTGCGGCAGGTAAGCCTATTGATTGGCGCGAGATATACGGCATCCCTGTGTGCGAGCTTAACCCCGAAATTGTTACCTAACTGTCCCGCATAGCCCACAAAGAAGCGCCCAATGTGGCGCTTTTTTCGCTTGTATATAAACGCAGCAGCTTATATTGGCATAGTCCTGTAGCTATTTTGCAAGGGTGAAAACAGACACTCTTATTGCAATTTACCCATACCCGCATCATGGTGGGTATGCAAAATCCACCACTATTTTTAACAGGCAGCGCCAGCTTCACAGCCAACGGCGATGCCTTGCCTAAGCAGTTTACGGGACAGCTTTATAGCGGCGCTGCCGTGATGGGCAATGTGTATGTTGACCTTGACAGCATGGAGCTAGAGGCGGCAATACCCGTCCTGTTCCAGCATGACCAATCTAAGGTTGTGGGCACATTCTCCAAGCTAGACAAAAGCCCCGCTGCGCTGGCGGTGGAGGGCGTTTTGTTTACCGAGTTTGATGCTGACGCGCAATCCATCGTTAAAAAAGCGCAGTCGGGTATGCAATGGCAGATGAGCATGGGCGTATTCGACTACAGCATTGAGGACATTCCCGCAGGCAAGACGCTAACCGTGAACACCCGCGAGGTGAGTGGCCCCGCAATGGTGCTGCGCGGCGCGGTATTGCGTGAGGGTTCGATTGTCGCGCTCGGTGCGGATAAGCACACCAGCGCATCGTTTTTCAGCAACAGGGCGAGTGCGCCCATTTCTCAAAAGGAGGGCGCACCTATGCCCACACAAGCCGAGTACGACGAACTCAAAACCCAACTGGCGCAAGCCGAAGCAAAACTAGCAGCCCAAGCGCAGGCATTAGCCGAGCTTGAGCAATCCAAGCGCGAGGGCGAGGTTAAAGCCTTGTTTAGCGACATTGGGCGTGAATTTAGTGCCGAATCTGCCAAGGTCTATATGGGCTTGAGCGCCGATTCATTCACCGCATTAGCGGCTGACCTACGCGCTAACCATAAACCTGCCAGCCTGCCTAGCAGCCTGACAAAAAGCACATTTGCAGCCGTTGGCGCACCAGCAGGCGGCAATGAGTCCGTATTGCTTGCATCGGCAAAAGCCATGCACAACCTCAAATAATTGGAGTAAATCATGCCAGTACAAACCGAAAAAACCTACTTTGGCGATGTAGTAAAGCGCGAGTTTGACCCGCTTTATACCCGCGAAACCGTAACCGTTTCCTCTGGTCAAAACCTCGTTGTCGGCTCCGTAGTCGGCATCGTGACCGCGACCGGCAAGGCAAAGCTGCTGACACCCGCAGCTACCGATGGCTCACAAACCGCCGTGGGCGTGTTGGCGGTTGATGTGGACGCTACCAGCGCGGATGCTAAGGGCGTAATCATTGCGCGTGGCCCATGCGTATTGAGCGACACCTACTTGACCTTTCCCGCTGCTATCACAGCCCCCCAAAAGGCTACTGCCCTGTCGCAGTTAAAGGCTTTGGGCTTGATTACCCGCCAGACCGTTTAACAGATTAGAGGATTGACTACCATGTTGACCATTGCAAATGCCTTTACACAGACCGAGATTGCAGCCGCAATCAATATCGTGCCCAATACCTATGGGCGTATTAACCAGCTTGGCTTGATGCCAGTGCGCGGCGTAATGACCCGCGACATTGCCATTGAGGAGCAAAACGGCTCACTCGCACTGATACCCACCGAGGCTATCGGCGGCGCAGGCACAGTAGGGCAGAACGGCAAGCGCCGTATCCGTACCTTCCGTGTACCCCGTTTGATTCAGGAGGAGCACGTAAACCCCGCTGAGGTTGACGGTATCCGCGCCTTTGGCGGCGATGCGCGTGAATCATTGGCTGCATTGCTGAACCAGAAGCTATCTACCGTCCGTGCCAAGCACGACATTACGCTGGAATACCTGCGTATGGGCGCATTGAAGGGCATCATTTTGGATGCCGATGGCTCCAGCGTTGTTTACAACCTCTACAACGAGTTCGGCATTACGCAAAAGACCATTGACTTCGACTTGTTGCCTGCAAACAAAACCGATGTACGTGCCAAGTGTATGGAGTTAGTACGCTACATGGAGGATAACCTGATGGGTGAATCCAGCAGCGGTGTACGCGCTCTTGTATCTTCTGAGTTTTTCGATAAATTGGTTGCACACCCTAGCGTTAAGGAAGCATACGCCAACTACCAAGAGGCAGCACAACGATTGGGCGGCGATATGCGCGATGGCTTCACCTTTGGCAGCGTAACCTTTGAGGAATATCGCGGCAGAGCAAGCGGTACAGGCGGCACTATCCGCTTTATTGCAGCCAATGAGGGGCACGCTTTCCCTGTAGGCACAACCAATACCTTTGCAACATTGGCAGCACCAGCCGACTTCAACGATACCGTTGGTAAGTTGGGTCAGGTGTATTACGCGAAGGTGCAAGAGGCTAAGATGGGTCGCGGCTACGACATTCACACACAGGCAAACGTATTGCCAATGTGTATGCGTCCTGCCGTGCTGGTTAAAGTTCACACTAGCACCTGAGCCCATGTACGCAGACCGCGCAGCATTTGAGCTTGCCTTTGGCGCAGCCGAGGCAGCAGACCTAGAGGGCAGCGCCTTTGGTCGCTTGGACAAGGCTATTGCCGAAGCCAGTGCCCAAGCGGATAGCTTTCTGGCTGCGCGGTACGCAACACCCGTACCATTTGCGGGGCTTGCCTTGCAGCAGGCAATACTAGATTTAGCGCGGTTTCGCCTTTGGGACAGCAGAAGCCCCGAAGAAGTGCGTAACCGCCAGCAAGACGCTTTGCGGTGGCTACGCGATGTGGCTACCGGCAAGGCGCAATTATTGGATGCAGTAGGTTTACCCGTACCCGTTAACACGGCGGCACATTGCGTAATAGCAGCATCCGTGCGCCCGATGACCTACGGCGTAGGCTTTGAGTTGCGCTATGGGGGTGAGCTATGAATGCGCCCGTTAATGTGCAAACCGTAGGGCTGGAGCCTGTTCAATCCTTGCTGCGGCGTATGCAGGAAAACGCGGGCAATGTGCGCCCTGCGCTAACGCAGATTGGAAGAGACTTTAGCGACCGTATTCGACAGCAATTTAAGCAAGGTATAAGCCCCTATGGTGAGCGTTGGGCGGCTTTATCCGCTGTTACACAAAGCCGTAATAAAGGCAAACGTACAGGCGGTAAGCCGTTGCTGGATAGAGGGGATTTGCGTAAATCAATTAGCAGTTATGTTAATGGCAATTCCTCCGTATCCATCGGCTCTGGTTTGAAGTATGCGGGGCTACATCAATTCGGCGCACGGCAGGGGCAATTCGGGCGCACAAGGCGCAATGGCCCGATACCTTGGGGCAATGTACCCGCAAGACCCTATATGCCTATACAGAACGGGCGCACAGTATTACCGCTGGATTGGAGCAATGCGGCAGAGGAAATCGTGAGCAGCCACATTATCGGGGGCGGCACATGAACTTTACCGCTATACAAAATGAGCTTGTCGAGGCGATAGGCAGCATCGTACCCAATACCGTGAAGGTGCTGGTATCCGAGGACTTGGCGGCAGTAGAGGAACGCAGCCAATACACCCCGTCCGTCCATGTGGTCTATAACGGCTACCGCATTAAAAACAGCACCAGCAATGGCAAGGCGGTGCAGATTATCTATACCTTTGATGTAGTCGCCTGCACCCGTAGCGCAAGGGGCGCGGGGCAGACTACCGATGCAGCTATTAAGGCTGGCGAGTTGTGCGAGTTGGTGGCAAAAAACCTGATGGGGCGCAGCCTAGCCAGCGCCCGTAGCAATTCCCTCCAGCTTGTGCAAGCACCGAACCCCGTTTACAGCGCGGGGTTCATCTACCTGCCACTGTCCTTTGAGATAGAGGCTTACTTTTCAGCAACCTAGTTTTTAAACCCAAAGGAAAACACATCATGGCAGAAGTAATTTACTACCCCTACCTTGGCAGCGGCAAAATCTATGCGCGTGTCGCTGGCGCTGCGGCTGGATTGGTCGAGCTTGGCAATGCAAGCAAGTTGGAGCTATCCGTCAAAGAGGATAAGCAAAAGCTCAAAGACTTTAGCAAAGCAGGCGGTGGTACATATAGCAGCGTTTCCCGTATTGATGAGGTCACGGTGCAAATGACACTGAACGACCTGAACAAAACCAACGTATCCCGCGCCGTATTCGGTACGGAATCCGCTATTGCAAGCGGCAGCGTGGTGGATGAAGTGGTCAAAGCCTATAAGGAGGGCATCTCGCCCATTGCACACCCCAACCCCACTAATGTAGTGGTAAAAAACTCCGCAGGCGCAACAACATACGTTGCAGGCACGGATTACGAAGTACGCGCAGGCGGCATCTACATCATTGATACGGGCGCTATTGCCAACAACACCGATATTAAGGTCAGCTACAGCTATGCAGCCTATAACAAGGTTGAGGCGATGACCCAAGGCGCGATTGTGCTGGAGTTGCACTTTGAGGGCTTGAACGAAGCCAACAGCGGCAAGCCCGTTATCTTGGATATATTCCGTGCCCAACTTAGCCCAACCAAGGCATTGAGCTTACTTGGCGACAAGTTTGCCGACTTGGAGATTGAGGCTGAGGTGCTGAAAGATGGTACTAAAACAGGCATTGGCATTAGCCAGTATTTCCGTGTAAAACTCGCCTGATTGGTTGCCATAAATGGCAGGCAATAACGTCGAGATAAAAGTCGGTGTTAATGTGGATGGTGCGCCAAGTTTAGGCGCACTTTCTACTTCACTGGAGAAAACAGCGCAAACAGCCAACCGTTTAGGCGATGAAAGCGTAGAGGCGGCTGGCAGTATAGCCAAGGCGGGCGCGGCAAGTCAAACCGCAGCGGCTAGTACCAGGCAGTTGGGCGCTGGCATGGATAGCGCAGCCGAGCAGATTAGCAGGGCAAAGGGTGAATTATTAGCCTTGGTTGGCGTAGGCGCTGGCTTGTCCGGCATCAAAGACCTGAGCGAAGTTGCCGACAGCTTCAAAAACCTAGAAGCAAAAATCAAGCTGGTAACGGGCGAGGGCAAGGCTTTTGATGATGCGTTTGAGGGCGTGTTTGAGATAGCCAAGCGCACCAACAGCGCGGTAGAGGAAACGGGCGTTCTATTTACCAAGCTGGCAGAGGCAGGTAAAGGGTTGGGAGTCAGCCAAGCCGAGGCGCTCAAGCTGACTGAAACGATTAACCAAGCTATTCAGGTAAGCGGCGCAAGCGCGGGGGCAAGTGGGGCGGCAATTCAGCAGCTTGTCCAAGGGTTGCAGTCGGGCGTGTTGCGCGGGGATGAGTTTAATTCCGTCATGGAGCAAGCCCCACGGCTGGCAAAGGCGCTGGCTGATGGCTTGGGCGTAGGCACAGGCGAATTACGCAATATGGCAGAGCAGGGGCGGTTGACGAGCGAAACCGTCATCAAGTCACTGCAAGGTCAAAGTGATGCAGTGCAAGCAGAGTTCGGCAAGCTACCTGCTACGGTTGGCAGGGCGATGCAAAACCTGTCCACCGAATTTACCCGCTACATTGGCGAAGCAGACAAGGCGGGGGGCTACAGCGCAAAGCTGGCAGGCATCATTGATTCGCTGGCAGGCAACCTAAGCACCGTGGCTACCGTGATGATTAAGGTCGGGCAGTCGGTGGCGGCGTTGAAGCTGTTAAGCATGGCGCAGGACTGGCTATCGGCGGGTGCGGCTATCAGGGCGACCACGGTAGCCACCGAACAGCACACTATAAGCACGGCAAAGAATACAGCGGCTAAAGGGCAGAATACGGCGGCGGTAATAGCAAATACGCAGGCGCAGATAGCCAATGCGCAAGGCATCAATACGGCAAGCAGTGCAGCAGAGAAGGCCAGTGGCGTATTCGGGATGTTTGGCAAAACACTTGGTACATTGTTCCTTGTCGATTTTGCACTGAACTTCAAGCAATACGGCACGGCTATAGGCGAGTGGGCTGCAAAGATGATGGGCGCAAAAGACCGCACGCAGGAGCTTGCCGACGCTGAGAAACGCGCCACGGCGCAGGCTGAGGAAGCAGCCGCAATGCGTAAGCGGCAGGCGGTAGCACTCGAAGAAGCGCGGGAGAAAACCTTTGAGCTATCCAAGCAGGCAAAGGACTTGACCGCAAAGTTTGATGAACTGCGGAGCAAGGGCGATAGCGCGGCAGACGCGATTCGTAGCATCGGCAAGGACTTTGACCTGTCGAATGTAGAGGGCGTGCGCAATGCTGGCGCTGTGCTGGATACGCTGCAAGCCAAGGGCAAGCTCACGGCTGATGAATTTGCTACGGCATGGACGGATGCGTTAAAAGGGATTGACTTGGGTACGCTGGAGGTGCAGGCGCGAGCAGCCTTTGCAGGTACGGCACGCGAGGCGGAGCGCATGGCACAGGTGCTAGACGCCTCGGCACGCGAGGCTATACGGCGCACAGGGTTAGACTTTGAGTTGATAAGCGGCGGCATGGGTAAGGCATCCCGCATGGCAATCAACGACACGCAGGCAATCATTGATGGCTTAGACCGCTTAAAAGGGCAAGGCGTTGACGTAGGGCAGGCGCTAACTGCCAGCCTTGGCAAAAGCATCAAGGAAGCGCAAACGGACAAGGCGCTTGCCGAGGTACGCCAGCAGATTGAGCAAGTACGGAGTACCCTAGGTCAACAAGTAGCGGATGGGCTGCTACAGCAGGCAGAGAAAAAAGCGCGTGACCTAAAAACCGCGTTGGAAGATATAACCCCAAGCATACAAAGCGCCAAGGAAGCCATGCGTTTGTTAGGCGTTACCAGCGATGAATCGCTGCGCGAAACCGCCAACAAAGCGCGGGAAGCCTACCAAGCCATGAAAGAAAGCGGGACGGCATCTGCGCGTGAACTGCGCGATGGCTTTACGGCATATGCCGAGGCTGCTATCAAAGCAAACAACGGAGTGGCTGATGGCGTACTGATAGGTGAGGCGGCGGTGCGTGGGTTGCGGATAGAAGCTGGCGAGGCGGGAGCTACTATTACATCTGCAATGTCATCGGGCGCTGCTGCTACTGATGGCTTGACGGGCAGTGTACAAAGTTCAACCCAAGCGTTTAGAGAGCAGGGGGCAGCGGCTAGTAGAACCGCTGAGGAAATAGGGCGCATGGTTGCGGCTAAGGCTGGTTTTGGCGTTGTAAGTAAAGAGCAAACTGACAAGGCAAATAAAGACTATCAAGCTATGCTTGATAGGTATTCGGGCAAAGGTAATGAAAAATCGCAGGGTGATAGGCTAATGGAAGGCACACCCATTGTAGGTTCAGACAACAGTCTGCCATTCATAATGCGCGACAAATTGCAAAAAGGAACCTTAACCGAAGATGACATTAAGAATATGGATTTGGTTGCGAAAATAACACGCAGTAATGTCGCATCAATGCAAAGTCTTGGGGCGTTTAGAAGTTTAGCTGGAACGATGGATGACTATGCGTGGCTAAATACTGCGCGGCAACTAGAAGAACAATCAGAAAAGTTCAAGCAGCAAATAGCACTTAGGGAAGCGAAACAGTCCCTTGGAATTACATCGCAAGAACAAACCGACAAAAAGAATAGTGCAGCATCGTATTTGATGGCATATAAATCTACGCTTTCCGAAGCTGAAAGAAAGCAGTTAGAAGAAAAAACCAAAGGCATGAATTTAAAGCCTTACCAAAACTTCAATGGAAAAATACCCAAGTTCGCAAGCGGCGGCTACCACAAGGGCGGCATACGGCTGGTGGGGGAGGATGGGCCAGAATTGGAGGTGACAGGGGCAAGCCGAATCATCAATGCAAGCGACACGAGAAGCCTGCTGAAAGAAGCGGCAGCACCTATGACAATTGCCCCGCTTATGCAAAGCACAGCAGCGGCACAAAATGCGAATAGCAGCGGTAAAACATACACCGTACATATCAACCTCAACGGCAAAACCACAACTGTAAACACCAGCACCGATGATGACGCGCAGCGGCTTATTGACGTATTGCGAAGCGCGAAGATGGCGGCGGGGGGCTAAATGGCAATCACACTGAGCAACAACACCACTACGCTAACTTTGCCTGATGCACTGAACTGGACGGATGAATACTCATGGTCGCCCGTTGAGCAGACCAAAACCTACACGGTAACGGGGGCGCTGCTGATTGAAGAAGGCATCAAGCAATCGGGCAGACCGATAACGCTTGAGGGCGCGATAGATAAAACATGGTGTACCCGCAGCGTGGTTGACCAGCTTCGCGCTTGGGCGGCAACTATCAACATACGGCTGACCTTGACCCTGCGCGGTGTAACCCGCAGCGTCACATTCAACCATGAGGGCGGCGCTTTAGAGGGCTTGCCAGTGCAGTTTTACGAGGATGGCTCCATCCAGAGCAGCGACTTTTACGTGCCAACCATACGGTTGATTGAGCTTTAACGAGGTAACCAATGGCAATCCTGACCCAAGACATCAAAATCCTGAAATCGGCGGTTATGAATGACTCGACCGATGGTGGCGGTCGCATGACGGGCGTGCCAGTGGTGGACGGTCAAAGCAATAGCTTGTTTCCCGACACCTCCGCAATGGATAGAGCCTTTGGGCGGGTGCAGTTGCGCAAAGTATTCGGGGTGGCACACACCAACGACACCGATACCTTGATGGGTGCGCACGCCATTATTACCGACACACCGGATGACCCGAATGTGCATTGCACGCTGATGAAAACCCCGAATTGGGGCGACCAGCGCAACACAGCCAAGGAGCAAATTGAGCGTTACTTGGTCAAAGGGCCGCGTATGTCGTGGCGCATTTACGACACGCATTACGAGGGGTCTGCCAAGCTGCGGCTGTATGCGTTTGCTGACCTGCGCACACCGACCAGTGGGGAGTCGCTTTGCCTGATTAACCCGAACGGTGATGAGTTGTTCGTGCGCATTATGCGGGTTAAAGCGTTTGCGGAAAAAGTGTTCATGCAAGAGGGCAGCGGTACGGTAGAGGCAACCGCAAACTTTTTAGAGTGCGATTTATCACAAACGCTGGCAATGGATATATATGGCCCACCTATCACGCGGGTTGGCTTGAACGAGCAGCAATACGCCATGATTTTCTCGACCACGCTGGCTAGTGGGTTGAAGTTTTATGGTGCAAAGCCATTGGGCGTAGAGGGTCGGGTTGGTGATTTGAATGTGACCACCGAGGGCGGGATTTTCACCCCACTGGTTCCTGCTGCTACATCAGAGGTGTCGGTCGTAGACCAATACCCGCTGCGCAGTCGTATTGGCGTATCCAAAACGGGGTTTGCAAAATGGACATCCTCGCAGGGCTTGTCATTTACAGGCACCCAAAAAATCGTAACCCCGACACCGATTGAGCCACTATCGTTTGAATTTTTAGGCGGGGTTGCGTGTACCGACGATGGGGCGGGCAACCTCATGTCGGCGGGCGTGAATCGAGGCTCGATAAACTACAAAACTGGCGAGGTGGTTCTGAACTTTGGTTCAGGGTTTAATGGGCGTTACGCTTACACCCCTGCGTCATTAACCGGAGCATCGACTTGCAGCGCGGTCATCCTCATATCCAGCGTCAATCAAGGCTTGGCGTTCACCGAGAATTTGTTTCCACCACCTGCCCCCACAACCGTATCGGTAAGCTATCTGGCACAAGGGCGCTGGTACGAACTGACCGATAACGGGTTTGGTAAGTTATCCGGTGTGGACACCACATACGGGTCGGGCAGTGTTAACTACGATACCGGCTCAATCAGCTTGACATTGGGCGCATTGCCTGACGTTGAAAGTGGCGTGATTATCGAGTGGGGCAAACTCGGTTCTGCCACGCAAATTGGCTCCGCATCCTTGCCGAATAAACTAAGTTGCTTTTTGCCCTTAGTGGGTGACATATCGCAACAGTCCGTCAAATTTGATATTGGCAACGGCATATTGATAGAGCGCAATGCAAACGGAACGTCCTACAACCAAGCAGGGTTTGAGGCTGAATATGTGAAAGGGGGCTTTATTGTCAAGCCCCATACCATTACCAATCAGATTGTCATGCACTACCAGCTTTACGGGGCGGGGCTAAAGGGTTATGAGGTTGGTGGTGACAACGTACTCCAATTTGTATTAACCAATACGCCTGTTTTGAAGGGTACGGTTAAGTTCGATGTAAATTTTGTTGGCACCGACAACAGCGACGCGCCATTGGTGGTTAATGAACCAAGGGTCGATGTGATTGGCGAAGTGCGAATAGCAGCTTGCTACGACTTGAACGGCAAAATCTATGCGGTTTCAGACAACGGGCAAATTGGTATTGCCCCGCGCACGCATCAAGAGATTGGCACCATCGACTATCAGACAGGCGAAGTCAGATTGACCAAGAAATATTCGGTACGGGCGAAAATTCAGACGTTAAAGGAAGCATGGACGGGTTCGTATGTAATCGCTGAGGACGGCTTTACGGGGGACTTATATGATAAAAACTTGAATACAGGCACTTTCAGTTTAAGAACTGACTGGACTTTCATAGACGCGTGGGGTAATAGAAGAACCATTGCCAGAACCCGATACAGAAAACAAATGTCACAACATACTACCTCGACCATTGGTAGTAAGGAATTGGACATTTCACCTGCTTTTGAAACGCTCGTGTACGGTGGCGAGGCGGGTGAAGTACAAACCGCAACCTTTACTCCTGAGTGGAGTATGCAACTACCCGCGCCACTGCTAATCAATGGGCTGGCTGCGATTATTGCTAACGACCCTTACTTTGGGCGCAATGGTGTTTTGTACGGTGACTGGAACGCGGTGGCGGGGACGGGGATTGAGCGCGGTTCAATCAATGAAAACGGCAAAATAACCCTGAACATGACACCATCCCTAAACGGTAAATCCAATCAGGTGACGTGGCTTAATGCCGCTACCAGTACGATTAGTGGACAGGTTGACGCTGGAATTTTTAGAGTGACACACACCCCACTCAAGCAAAATTCCTTGCAGTTAGCCGTGGGCGTATCCGAGGAATTGACCAGGGCGTTAAAGTTTGAGGTGGACTATGCACGCGGTATTGTGACATGGGCATCCCCAACTCCTATTAACGCAACTGACCTGCGCTACAACACAGTCTATCTGGAATACTTACCGCTGGAGTCGAGCATCCTTGGGCTGAATACTGCGCGGCTACCACTGGACGGTAAGGTGCCCGTTTACCGTTCGGGCGACCTGTGCGTAGTGCATAACACCCTGACGCTCACGCTACCGAACCCACTGGTAAAAGGCACAGCCTATGCTATGCGGGAACGGCTGGCATCGGTGCGCGTCAAGGATGCGCTTGGCGTGGTGGTGCCAGACAACAAGTACGACCTTGACCTGAACGAAGGTACGATACTCTTTCCAACGGGCACATCCATTACCGAGTACGCACAGCCATTTACGGTGGAACATCGTATTGAGGACTTGCTGCTGTGTAGCGAAGCGGATATTAGCGGCAGATTACGCTTTACCCGTAGCCTGACGCACAACTTCCCGCCTGAAACCTCGTATGTTTCCAGTGCATTGCCCTTTGGCGACTTGTTTGCGCGGTTCTACAACGTTTTCGAGCAGCAAACATGGACGAACCAGTGGAGTGATGTACGCATTGGCGGCTCGATGACTGCCAACTTTAACGAAACCGATTACCCAATACAGGTGACGAACCGAGGCACGATTAAGGAGCGATGGGCAGTGATATTCACCGGCTCCACAGCCTTTCGGGTGGTGGGCGAGTCGGTGGGCGAGATTTCGTATGGCAACACCTCGGCTGACTGCGCACCGACCAACAATGCCACCTCCGCACCGTACTTCGTCATTCCTGCCCTTGGGTGGGGCTCGGGTTGGGCTGCGGGGAATGTGCTGCGCTTTAACACCGATGCGTGCGGTGCGGCGTTCTGGATTGTGCGCACCATCCTGCAAGGCCCCGCATCGGTGGAGAGCGACAAGTTTGCGCTTGCCTTCCGTGGTGACGTTGACCGTCCCTAATCAATCAAAAAGGAACCTGAAAAATGACTGCTGTTAAATACTTTACCAACTTCATGGAAGGTGCGCCCCAACTGACAAACGATTGGGGCTGCATGGTGGACTTGCTCGATGCGTGTCTGGTCAATGGTTTTAACCTCAAACCCATTACCAGCATAACCAGTGCGGAGGGTGTTGCCACCGTAACGATTGATGCGGGGCACTTGTACCAAGTCAATCAGGTAGTGCTCATCGCAGGTGCTGACCAAGCCGAGTACAACGGGGAAAAGCGGGTGCTGAGTGTGACCAGTACCACATTCACCTATGCGGTAACGGGTACACCCGCAACACCCGCAACGGGCGACACTTTGACGGTAAAGGTTGCACCCTTGGGCTTTGAAAAGGTGTTCAGCGGCACGAACAAGGGTGTGTACCGGAGCAAGAACATCCTCAGCAACCGACCCTACCTGCGCGTGGATAACTCATGTGACCCTGCGTACAACACGGAGTATGCCAAAAAAGCCAAGGTCGGTATGGCACAAGGTATGACTGACATAGATACCGTGGTGGGCGCACAGGCACCGTTTGACCCAACGGCACCAGATAAAAACTGGAAGGCTACGGGGACAGGTGATAGTGTTGTTGACGGGTGGTATAAGTGGTATTACGCGAGGTATGTTGGCGTTGGTTGGTCATCCAACGTAACCAACCCTAACGAAGCTAATGCTAGCAATCGTTCTTGGGTTTTGGTCGGTGATGACCGAGGGTTTTACTTGTTCAACCAACACCATGCTAATTTCGGGCGCACTGGATACTGCTTTACGGATTTTGATAGTTTCCGTCAAGCTGACCCATTCAATACGATTTTGGTTGCTAACGACCAGCATACTACCGCTAACGCAGCGTGGCAGCATGTGACCACTGGAAATAACTTCAATCGGAGTTTGGACTTTTTAGGCAAAGTTCTCATGCGCGACCACACCCTCATGGGCGGTAATCAGCGCGTGGGTTTTACCTCGCTCAATACCAACAATGGGCAAACTATTAGCGGCAGGACAACAGGAATACTGTTTCCCAACCCTTCGGACTTCTCTTTAATCCTGCACCCCACATTTTTAATGCAAGAGAGTGGTAAAGGGCTGCGCGGCAAAATGCCAGGTCTCATGTGGGTACATAACGACAATCCGCTACAAGACTTGGATATTGTGGAAAACGTAGTCGGTTACTCTGGGCGCAAATTCCTGATGGTGAAGTTGGGGTTTGATAGCGAACCTGCTACTTCTACAATCGCGCTGGATATAACCGGCCCGTGGTGGTGAAATCATGGCTGATGAATACATTAGCGGCGTGGTATCCCTGCTGCACTTCAATGGTGCAAACGGGTCTAAAACGTTCAAAGACTCGGCAACTCCGTTTAATTGGACAGCTTTGGGTGATGCGGTAATCAGTACTGACCAGAGCAAGTTTGGCGGTTCGGCTTATTTCAAACCCGCAGGCAACCACTATCTGAGCACCCCAAGTACGCTCGATTTGAACATGAGAACCCTTGACTTTACTGTGGAGTTGTGGGTTTATCCGTTATCGATGGCGCAATATAACTTCCCTATTGCGAAGGTCGAGGCTAGCAACCACAACAATTTCCGCATGGGGTTTGAAGGCAACGGTGCGCTTTATGTGCATTGTTCTGGTGCTGGTAACGCTGCATCAACACCCGCAAATACCATTGTTGTCAACCAATGGCAACACATGGCGCTAACCCGTATGGGTACAACGGCGCGGGTTTTTATTGATGGTGCACTGAAAGGAACATGGACAGATACAGCGGATATTTACAACGACACACCTGTATTGATTGGCACAGATGGTAGTGGCTGGAATGGATTTACGGGTTACATTGATGAGGTGCGAATCACAAAGGGGTATTGCCGATACACTGAAGATTTCACCCCTCCGACTGAGGCTTTTGATGACCCGCCTGAAAAAATACTGCTGATAAGAGCCTTCACCCCTAACCTTGGGCGTACCGATAGCAACCTGCCACAGCTAACCCTACCGCACCCCGCGCCACCAATGGGCTTTGGCAACAACCTTGGGCGGCGGGATATATCCTTTGGCGGTTCGGGGCGCATTGCGGGAACCGTCAAGGAAAAGGGCACGCCCGACCAACCCCTCCAGCGGCGGGTGCAACTGTTCGACGAAACCCGAAGCCTACTGGTTGCGCAAACGTGGAGCAACCCGACTACGGGCGCATACCTTTTTGAGAACATCGACCCGACACTGACCTACACCATTATCAGCTACGACCACACCGGCACCTATCGAGCCGTGATAGCCAACGGGCAAAAAGCAACCACTTAAAAGGAGCGTAACCATGTTCAGTGTATTGTCAATGGCAGCGCGGCAAGCGCGTTTATCGGCATTGCTGGAGTTGATTGGCACTGGCAAGCGGATTGACTTCTACACTGGCACGCCACCCGCAAAGCCTGAATTGCCCACAACAGAAACACTGCTGGCGGCTATTCCACTATTAACCCCTGCGGGGGTGGTGGGCGTGGTGGACGGGGTAGCAACGCTTACCATTACCACACCAAGGGGGGCGCAATGCCTACAGTCGGGCGTGGTCGGGTGGGCGCGTTTCTTTGATGGTGCAGAGGGCGGCATCATGGACTTGGCAGTGGGCACCGTGGGCAGTAGTAGTCCTGTGGTGCTATCCGACACAAAACTGTACGGTGGTGGTGAGTTGCAACTTTTGTCCTGTTCCATTGCCGAGCAGTAAATGACCGAGATTGACCCCAACCTGATATTTCAGGAGCCACCAGCGGAAACACCCGATTTGCGCTTTGGCTTTGCGAATCAGGCTGCGCCCAACGATGCGAACCTGATATTTCAGGATTCACCTGCAACCAGTCCCGACTTGGTGTTTGGTGGCGGCTCGTTTACCGCACCACGGCGGCAGGTGAACATCGCGGCTACGGTGCGTGGAGGGGTTACGGTCAATGCGCTATGCTCACAGCCGATACGCGCCTATGCTGCGGTGCTGGTGGGTGGGGTTACGGTAAGGGCAGGGGCGTATTACGACATTCGCGTCACGCCGTATTTGGATGCGCGGTATTTGTCGGGGCAGCAAGCGGCTATTTCCCGCACCAGCGATAACGGTGGTGATTGGGGTGTGAGCAAGGCTTCGGAGGTAAAAGCTGACCCCGCATGGCAACTTGCCAAGTTTAACGCATTGGAGAATGGTGAATCGACCAAGGCATCCCTTCCCATTGTCAGTGAAACCGATGTGCGACACACACTTGGCGATGGGCGCACTGCGGCAACCGATACAAGCATGGATATTGCCAAGTTTGTTGATACGGGTCGCTCCAGCAAATACACCACGGCTGACCCGCAACGGGCGTTTACGTCATCTGGTATGCAAGCGGGTATCTTTAAGGTGCAGTCGCGGGAGGATGACTGGCAGGGCGGTGTGCCACGGCAAACTATCCGAAGCGGCAGCATCGGCAAGGGTGTTACCAACCAAGGCTTTAACGGGCTGGTGTCGGGCTGGATACTGGCGGGGCGCGGTAAGGCGGGTGCAAGCAAGCCACCGGAGCCACCCAAGCCGCCTGTGCCCATTAAGTTGCCGGAGGTGGTGACTACGCATCTGTTATTCCAGCATCCAGCGCCAGCCAATGCACGGCTTTTATTTGGTGGTGTTTACATAGACACCAGCAAACCGCAATCAACCCTTTACATACTACCCGCGAGGTTTTACATGACCAGCCACACCATTGTCGCGCAGCGCCTGCCTGACTTGGCAGAGTTGCCAATCTTTGATGCCACCGTATCCGCAGATTCAGGGAGCTTTTGCTGGAGCTTATCGGCAAACGGTCACGCCAGCTTGTTTGATTTGCTTGCACCCGTCAACGGCTTGCCTGCGCGGGTGAAGCTAACGCTGGATGGCATACCGTGGGTGTTTGCCGTGGATAGCCTGAGCCGTAATAGCGGCTTTGGTAAGACAGGCGTGAGCCTATCGGGGCGCAGCGTTACCTCGCTCATCAGTGCACCCTATATGCGTGTAGCAACGCGCAGCAATGCAGGCGGGGCGAGGACAGCGCAGCAATTAGCGGCTGAGGCATTGAGCCTGACGGGGGTGGCTATTGATTGGGGCATTACCGATTGGCTGGTGCCAACAAACGCATGGAATCATCAAGGCACACCACTGGATGCGGTGCAAACGATTGTGCAGGCGGCAGGCGGGTATGTGCAGAGCCACAGGAGCGATGCAAAGCTGCTGGCGCGGCACCCCTACGGCGCGAGGGCGGGCGATGCGGCGGGCGCACCGTGGGGCTGGATGCAGGGCGCGGCTGATGTGGAGCTTGCCCCCGATGCCATCATTACCGACAGTGTAGAGCGCAAGGACGGGGCAGACATTAACGCAGTCTATGTAAGCGGCACAACGCAGGGCGTATTGGGGCTGGTCAAGCGAACGGGCACGGCAGCGGATAAGCTGGCGGCGATGGTTACTGACCCGCTGATAACCGATGTGGTGGCGGCGCGGCAGCGTGGCTTATCCATCCTCGGCGCGGCAGGCGCGAAGTATAACGTCCGGCTTGATTTGCCGGTGCTTACGGGTGCAAACCAGCCTGCGGTGTTGGAGGTGGGGCAGTTGGTACAGGTAAACACCGCTACACCGTGGCGCGGCAGGGTTCGTGCGGTGAGCGTATCTGCCAAGCGCCCATCCCTGCGGCAATCGGTGACATTAGAGCGACACTTGGAGGCGGTATGAGCAATTTATACAGGGCATTGTTGGAGCTTTTACCGCAAGCGCCATTGCAGGTTGCAACCGTACAATTCGTGCATACGGCAACGGGCGAGAGTACCGTGCAGTGGATTGGCGGCAACCAGCAGCGGGTGCGCGGCACAACCGTGGCGGCAGGCAAACGGGCATTTGTGCGCGATGGCGTGATTGAGGGCGAAGCGCCAATGCTGACATTTGAAACTATCGAAGTTTAAGCGCATGGAGTGGCGCGTGTCACTCTTTGCATGATGGTTTCATAAATTTAGTATGGGTGGGATTACACAACCCATCCCATGCCAGCAGCAAACCTTTACCTTACGATTGAGCAAGGCGCAACCTTTCGCCATAGTCTAGCCCTAAAAGCTGGAAATGGCGCAACTGCCCCTGCGCTCAACCTTACGGGCTACAGCGCCCGTATGCAGCTACGCGCTGACTATGCGGCAACCGATGTATTGCTGGAGCTTACATCTACCAATGGGCGCATCATCATTTCACCACTGGCGGGGATGTTAGAACTGTCGATAAGCGCGGCAGATACGAGTCTGCTTGAATTTTCCAAAGCGATATATGACTTGGAGATTGAAAGCGCCAGCGGGGAAGTGACCCGCATAGTGCAGGGCGTTGTTACCCTAAGCAAAGAGGTGACACGGTGAGCGTTACCGTAACACACCTCAACCCAACCGCCATAACCGTCATATCTGCTGGCTACGGCTTGCAGGGCATTCAAGGCTTGCAGGGCGAAAAAGGTTTAGATGGCGTTAATGGCTTGGATGGTGACAAGCATTTAGCGCACACCCAAGCGGTTGCTAGTGCGGAGTGGGCGATTACCCACAACCTGAACAAATACCCTGCTGTCACGATTACCGATAGCGCAGGCGACCAAGTAGAGGGCGAGGTGCATTACGACAGCCTCAACGCGCTCACGGTCAAATTTTCTGCCCCATTCGCGGGGAAAGCCTACCTTAATTAACCGGAGCTACCATGCCAAAGAAAATCCTTGTTTCCTACGACTTCTCGCAAAATGAAATCCAGAATGCAAGAGCGCAAAACCTGGCCGCTGACCCGAGCACGCCTGCTGCGGGGCAGTTTTGGTACAACACCACTACTGGCAAAATGATGTGGCGCGGGGCTACTGCGAACATTGACCCAACAGCGAGAGCCAACCACACAGGTACACAAACTGCGGCAACGATTAGCGACTTCAATACCGCTGTACGAGCCAATAACTTGAATTTACTGGCTGCGCCCACCGCTGCGGTGGTGATGAATAACCAGCGCATTACTGGCTTGGCTGCACCGACCGCAGATACCGATGCCGCGACCAAAGGGTATGTTGATGCTGCGGTAAACGGAACTGACTGGAAGCAATCGGTACGCGCTGCGACAACTGTAAACATTACCTTATCCGGCTTGCAAACCGTTGACGGTATCACTTTGGTCGCTGGTGAGCGCGTATTGGTTAAGAACCAGACTACTGCTACTGAAAATGGCTTGTATAACGCCGCATCGGGGGCTTGGACACGGACAACTGATTGTGATGCAAACGCAGAAGTTCATGCTGGCTTAACCGTTATGGTCGAGGAAGGCGCAACCCAAGCGGATAGCCAATGGCGGCTTACTACTGATGGAGCTATTACTCTTGGCTCTACAGCATTAACCTTTGCTCAAATTGGCGCGGGTACTGCCTACACACAGGGTACGGGTATCACCATTGCTGGCAATACGGTTGCCATTGATACCGCTGTGGTGGTTCGCAAGTTTGCGGCTACCGTGGGCGGTGCCACCACTTCGGCGGTAACGCATAACCTTGGCACACTAGATGTTGCGGTAGATGCTTACCTTGTGGCAACGGGCGAGAGCATAGAGTGTGACATCGTGCGTACCAACACCAACACTGTAACCCTTGGCTTTGCGGTAGCCCCTGCTGCTAACTCTATCCGCGTGGTTGTGCAAGGGTAAGCATGACGACTAAGCAGCTAACCTTTAAGTCGTTACCCGCATTGCCACTGACTGAGGGGGCTACTTCGCCCAACCTTGGGGCAGCGGGTAAGGGTGCGTGGGCGTGGAGCGAAAGCCTTTCCAAGCCTGTGTACTGGACGGGGACAAATTGGACTGCGGGGAGTTCAGGCGGTGGCGGGGCGACCGACCCATTGGAGTTGACCGCATCAAACCCAACTGCACCTGCGGCAAATAAAGTTCGCGTCTTTGCGCGTAATGTAGGTGGACGCATCATGCCTGCTTTTGTTGGGCCGAGTGGTTTGGATACCAGTTTGCAGGCTTCTTTGGCACGTAACAATGTGTCGTTTGTTCGCCCCCAAGGTAACGGCACTGTAATAGCTGGCGTGGGCTTAACCCTCACTGCGGCGGGTACTGCCACCGCTGCTAACGTAGCCACAACCAACCTTCACACGGCTATGCGGAGAATTGAGTACCTTGTAACCACGGCTGCAACCACTGCGGTGGCGGGTTTTCGTCATGCAGCGGCGCAATGGTTTATGGGTAGCGGTGCACTAGGCGGCTTTCATTTTGTTTGCAGGTTTGGCCCTGCTACGGGAAGCGCGGCAAACACAGCGCGGCGTGGTTTTGTTGGTTTGTCTGCATCCGTGGCTGCACCCACCGACGTTAACCCTTCCACTTTGGCAAACATCATTGGTGTTGGGTGCGACAGTACCGATGCCAATTATTTCATTATGCACAAAACGGGTACGGCTACGGCCACGCGGGTGGATACGGGTATTGCCAAGTCTGCAACCGACAGAACCAAAGTCTTTGAACTTGCGATGTTCTGCCCTCCTGGGGGCACGTCCGTACAGTTTGAATTTACCGACCTGACAACAGGGGTGGTTTTCAGGCACACGGCAACCACTAATTTACCAGCGGCAACCACATTGCTTGCCCCGTCCGGTTACTACTCCGTGGGGGGTGTTTCCAGCGTCATCGGCATGGCTTTAATGAGCCTCTACATTGAAACGGACTACTAAAATGCTACTGCGCGACTTATACCTTGTGACCAAGCATAGCCCGTACTTGCCGCGTGTTCTGGCAAGCTCAACACCTACCGATGCGGAGTTTCGTGCCGAACATTCGGAGATGAACTACATCAAGGATGAGCGCGTGACGGTAAAGGGGCTGCTGCGGGAGGCAACGTTCGGGGCGGGGTGGGACAAATCAACCCGTCCAGAAGTGTTCACCGTGGGGGCTGACGAGCATCTTGACGAAGAATGGTTTTTCGTCAACGGTGTGACGACCAGCAAAGACATGGCAATACGCAATGCGCGGTGCCTATCCACGTTATTTCAACGGGCAATTCGGGTGGTGCATAACCCGACGCATGGGCTTATCCCCGACCTTGCAGAATGCGTGTTTGCCCGTACCTTTGATATGGACTGCGCGGTAACAAAAGACCTGCACGCTGCGGTTTACACGGCACTGGTTAAGGGCAAAAAGGTCAAGGTGATTGGCCACTCGCAAGGCGGCATCATTGTTAGCCGACTGCTGCGCTTGCTCAAAGCGGTGGAGCCCATCGCGGTGCCGGACTTTTTTACCACTCTCGAAGTCTACACCTTCGGTTCGGCTGCTGATGAGGACGTGCGCGTTGCGGGAGCCTACCAAGAGCATTTTGCCAATACCGATGACTTTGTGGCGCGTATCGGCATGATTAACGTCCAGCCCAAGTCCGGCACGCTATACCTGCGCAACGAAATCGGGCATTTACTGAACCGCGATTATTTGGAGCATTTCGCTGGCGGCTATTTCTGCGGCAAGAAAAGCAAGCTATACCGGATGCTAGGGGGCGGTCATGCGTAAGGAACTCTACTACATGAAGGCTATCGTATGCGGGGCGTTTGCTATCTGGCTGCTGCTGATGGGCATTTTCTTTGACGTTTTTCGGAGTGTGCTGACATGAATACCCAACCCGTTCGACCGGAAACGGAAACGCTCGACCCGTTCGACCGACGGGCGGGAAACCGTGAAGCTACCAAGTGGGTGCGCGATGCGCTCAATGAGCAGTCTGAAAAGATTGATGAAATTGCCAAGGACGTGCGCGGCATAAACGCTGCGCTGCAACGTAGCTGGCAGGACGCTGACCCTGTGAATCATTGGAAAGAACACGAGTTATTCAAGGAGCGCGAGTTAGAACGGCAGCGGCTAGAAGCCAAGCGAATTGAGGAGGAAGAAAAGCGTCGCGCCTTTTGGGAAAAAATCAAGGCTGATATTTTCTCGTATGCGCTCAAGGCGGTGGGGCTTTTTATCGTCGGGGTTTTTATCCTTGGTGGGCAAGCCAAGTTCAAGGAGTGGGTGCAGTTGGCGGTAGCGGATAACACCAAGCAGGAGGCAGCAAAATGAGCCTTCGTTCGAGCATCATCATCAAACTGTGGGGCTGGCTGAGTTTTGTCTGTACATTGTTCCTTGGTGGAATGTTTTATGTCACTTTTGACAGTGCACCACCATTCGCCACAACTGACAGTATCACAACCGTTACCCGTCAAGATGGGGCAAATGTACTGGTGGAGAGCCGTGGCTTTGTTGGCACCGACACCCAAGAATTAACCGTTTACCGCACGTTCTACCACCAAGGCAGTGCTACACAGCATAAGGTGGCAGTCGAGGGTGGGGTGGTCATTAACCAAAAAGGCGAGTATGTGGTGCTGCGCTCGTTTGTTCTACCTCCGCATATCAGCGGTGCATGGTGTAGCAGTGCCGAGGTTTACTGGCGACCTGCGCTATCCCTGAAACACCACAGCGCAAAGCTAACTGACCTGTGCTTTGAGGTGCCCGTCAATGATTAAGTACCTATTACCCCTGATGCTGGCGTTACCCGTCGCTGCGCAACCCGTTCGCGTGGTGACGGAGGATTTCCCGCCATTCCAGAACCTCTACAACGGCACGATTCAAGGCCCGATGTACTCCATCATGCGGCAGATTTGCAAGGAAGCAAAGTTGCAATGCACCTTTGAACTGCTGGCATGGAAAGACGCTTACAAGCAAGCGGTCGATGGGGATGCTGATGTGGTGTTTTCAATCCTGCTGGAAGTGCCGGAACGAGCCGACCTGTTCTACTTGTCGCCAAGCATAGTCAATACCAGCTACTCGTTTTTCGTTACGTCCCGCAACCCTTGGAAGTATGGCGGCGTGTCTACGCTCGATGGTATGACTATTGGGGCGTATGGCCCAAGCGGTACGTCGATTGTCGCGGAGGAGGTGGTTGCCAAGCGTGCGGCAATGGGATTTAAGCCGACACCGCTAATTATTGAGCCAAGCATTGTTTTGAGTTACCAGAACTTGATTACGGGCAAATACGGTGCAAACGGGGCGGTCGTGGTCAACAAAGAAGTGGGTTATGCCTTGCTGAAAAAGCACTCCATCATCGGCCCCAAGGAGGCGGGGGAAATCAAGAAGATTACCTATGGCTTTGGGGTGAGTCGCAAGGCCAAGAACCCTGCAATGAAGCCAACCGAGATTTACGAGCGCATGACAGGCGCACTGGAACGGTTGCAAAAGCGCGGCGAGGTGTTGGATACGCTGCGGTTCTACGGGCTAAAGGCTACGCAATGAACAACACTATCCCGCTGACTCATGCTGAGTTGAAGGAATTACTCGCAGAAATAAACCCACCGGAGAACACTATGGACTTTGAAAAAGCGTTTGCAATTTTGCTGAAACACGAAGGCGGTTACAGCAACCACAAAGACGACACAGGTGGCGCAACCATGTGGGGTGTTACTGAGGCAGTGGCGCGTGCCCACGGTTATACGGGCGAGATGCGCAACCTACCCATTGAGTTTGCCAAGCGCGTATACAAGCTAACCTATTGGGATGCGGTGAGGGCTGATGCGCTACCTGCTGCGGTGCGCTATT